ACAGAAAACAAAAACGGACAGGAACCACAAGCAAGTATCGCGGTGTATTTTGGACTAAAAGAGACCAAAAGTGGGTAGCGCGAATTCGTGCGAATGGCGTTCGATATAATATAGGTTCTTTTACTTCTGAGTTGGAAGCGGCGGAGGCATATCAACAAGAACTTCGTAAACATTTTGGTGAGTTTGTTAAGGAGACAGAGCATGAGCTTTGAGTCAGGACTACAAACCAAGGTAATCAAGTACCTAAGAAACGTAGGAGCTATGGTAGACAACATACACGGTAACGAGTATCAAGCGTCTATTGCTGATCTGATAATCTGTTATCGGGGACGCTATATAGCCCTAGAGCTTAAAGCTCCTGATGGAGTTTTAAGCTCAGGACAGAGACACAAATTGCGCAAGGTTCAACGTGCAGGTGGAATAGGAGAATGTATTCATGGCATCAATAAGGTCCAAAGCATTATCGACACAATCGACCGTGGCGAGGTCTGGAATAACAGCGACTATCGACGGTAAAGACTTTCATCTTGGTTACAGTAGGGTATCGTGCTTCCAGGGCTGCCCTCGGCAGTACAAATATGGCTATGTAGATGGTATTAGAACTCCGGGCGGATTGCCCATGCGCCGGGGCACAGCTTATCACAACTCCTTGGAGTTTCTGCTGAACTATAAGTTGGCTAATGGCGGAGAACTGATCTCCCTAGAGCGGGCGGAGAAAGCAGCTATCAGGATGGCGAAGGCCGAAAATCTGACGCCCTTAGAGATATACAAAGTGATAGACGCGGTGCGTTTCTATTATGCCGAGATGTATCCCAGGCATAGACCAGTCGCGGTAGAGCAGGACTTTACGATCAATCGGGGTGGCGTAAAACTCACAGGTCGAATCGACCTAGTGCAAGCGGATGGGCAGGTCGTGGACCATAAGTTCTCCTATGACAAGTGGGCCGAACCGCGTGCTAAGTATGGCGTACAGCCTTTGATCTATCAGTGGGCCGGACTTGACTATCTACCCAAGAAGATCAAGAACTGGCACTACACCGGATTTGCCTACCAGATCATTCGTCTGTGGCCGAGTCCACTTATTCAGGAGATCGAGATTGACATGATTCCCCAGTGGGAGTCTGACTGGTATGAGGAGCAGATCGCGGAGATCGCCGCCTGCATTAAAGCGGGACTGTTCCCGGCCCGACCCACGGAAAAGGGCTGCACATGGTGTGGGCACAAGGAGCTGTGCCAGCCTCCGGTATGGAACATCCGCATGAATGACACCACTGCTGTAGACACGGGCAGTGATAGCCTTGAAGATTTCAATGATTGTTACTAGGAGGATAGTATGATAGTAGTAGGCATAGCAGGACGAAAGCGCCACGGGAAAGATACCTTGGCCGACTTTGCAATTAAGCGTCTTGAGTCGGGCGGCTTCACGACAGCCAAACGCCATTTCGCCGACCCACTCAAAGAGGAGGTCATTCGGATAGTGGCCGAACACACTGGAGAGGATTATAACCAACTCCTACAGGACGCCTATACTGAGGAAGGCAAGGAGCGGTTTCGTCTAGGCTGGCAATGGTGGGGCACGGACATCTGGCGGCTGCGAGACCCTGAGCGTTGGATTAAGTTCATGCAGGCACAGCTTGAGGCTGATGCGGCGGCTGGGGTAGACGTGGTATTCATCTCTGACATGCGGTTCCCCAATGAGGCAGACCTGGTTAAAGAGCTAAGCGGCTATAATGTCCGTATCCTGCGCCCCGGAATGGACGATGGTGACGGCCATGCCTCTGAGCACGCTCTGGATAACTACCAAGGCTGGGATTCTCAGATTCTGAATGATTCAGACCTGGACGCCCTAGAACATAAAGCTATCATTATGCTGGGTAAGATAGCGTGGGCGCATACATCTTCCGGGAAACGAGTATAAGAATGAGACACGTCATCCTGCCAATTAGTGCTATGATACTATGTAGGGGCAAGTTCCTTGTGAGTGAGCTGGTCCCCGGCGACCAGGTGCAGGGTATCGACTATCGAAACAAGCGGCTGGCTATGGCGACTATCTCTGCCATTGGCCCTATTACATTGGCGCAAAGGGTCTTGGTTCCCATCACACAGCATAAGATGGTCCCTGTCACCAAAGAGACTGTGGGCCTGGAAGGAACTGGCCGTGGCGAGCTACCCGTAATACATATCAGGAGCGGCATAGGCTTCTGCCAAGATAAACTGAAAATGGTTGTTCGAGACCTGGGGTTCCCAGTAGAATACCAGGAAATGATAGAGGCCGTGGAACTCCAATGGGAGTGGCCGGAATACATCTGGTTCGAGGGGATTCTGGTAGGAACTGAATTATGATCTCATTATCAGACGATGGTATAGTACAGCAATTAGTAGCTCGCTACCTGGAGAACCCGGCGGAGGGTGAGGCCCTGGCTCGTGAGTATGGCCTGTGGGATGTGCTCTACAACACCATCTTTCATCCACTGCAGTTACAGTGCTGCCGTGAGGATGTCAACGCCTTTATCGAGTATTGCTTCGTTGACCCAGATACCAAGGAGAATGTTGAGCAACAGCCTTTCCATAGGGAATGGCAAGAACTCATTACCCAGCATAGCCGGGTGCTTATCGTAGCCCCACGTGGACATGGAAAAAGTTACCAGGTCATCGGTCGGGTTGTCTGGGAACTGGGCCATAACCCGGACTTGAGAATCAGAATTGTATCGGTTGGTGATGATGAAGCCAAAGGAATCCTCGGATTGATTCGATCATTTATCGCTAACAGCCCGGAAGTACATGAAGTATTCCCTAATCTGGAGATTGATACAAAGAAGGGCGACCGGATGACTGACTTCTTTGTGAAACGCCACATAGAACAGAAAGATGCTTCTGTAAACGCCGCTGGTGTGCTATCAGCGGGGGCAGGAGGTCGAGCCGATCTTCTGATCTGCGACGACGTTGTGGACCTCAAGAACTCCGTCATCAACCCCGCGCTGCGCGAACAAGTTATTCGATCAATCAAAGAGACCTGGTTCTCTCTGGTTTCTGCGACAGGTCGAATCGTCTGGCTTGCTACTCCATATCATGTTGCTGATGCCACGTACAACGTCAAGGCCACGGGAGCATTCAAAATCTGGTGGACCCCGGCTATCGAGTATCGGAAGCACTACCTTGAGGATGGCTCGCCGGAAGTTGATGAGTTGACCGGTCAACACAAGATCACCAAGCACATTCTCTGGCCGGACAAGTGGTCTGAAGAGAAGTTGGAAGAACGCAAGGCTGAGTTGGGAGAGCGCATATTCGCCCGCCAGTACCTTTTGAATGCTATGTCAGATGAGGAACGGACGTTCCCGGAGAATGCACTGGAACATAGCTTTGACTTTACACGAGCTGAGGTTGGCGACGATGTAGACGATGAATGGCCGACCTTTGGTGGTGTGGACCTGGCTTCAGCCCTGGGCAAGAAGAACGCCTGGACGGTTATCTGGACTATTGCCAAGAACCCCTATGATAACAAGTTCTACCTGAAGGAGATGTATCGCAGGCGGATGTCGTTCCCGGACATTATCGCGGCCATTCTGACCCAGTACCAGAGACATCATTGGAGGCTCTGCAAGGTGGAGAATAATGCGTTCCAGCAGGCCGTCATAGACGCCATCGCTGAGAAAGACCGAACCATTCCAGTAGAGCCATTCACCACGGGCCAGAATAAGGCCAATGAAAAGGTGGGCCTGCCGGGAATGGCAGTTGCTTTCGAGAAGAGCCAGTTTGCTATACCGGCTGCGCGATTCCCGCTTGCACCGGATGACGCTTCCACTATTGCCACGGTGATGAATGAACTTCGTACACACCCTGGCGGAGAGTTCTCGGATACAATCATGGCCCTGTGGTTTGCCTGGTCTGCGGCGACTACCGGTTCTGGCGGTTTTGAGGATGCATGGCTGGAGTCCCAAAAGGTAGCCTAGCATTTCTTTGATGATTGTGATATAATGCATGTGAGTATGCTTCTTCAATAGGAGAATTAGATTATGGCAACACCAATTGGTTCCAACAGGAATCCTTCACCCATAGGTGCTTACGGCGGTATGTCCGGGTCCAACGAACGTGTGGCCGCTCCCGCCTGGGCTAGAAAGCTGGGTAGGTATCTAAAGACTATCTTCGACCCGGAGACCGGGACTCCTCAGCATCCGACGCCTCATCCTGTGCCAAACATCGGAGACAACTTCGTATCGACCGGTATCACGGATACAACCACTATCACCTACATGGCGAATGCGTGGCGAGTCTATCAGAATCGCAAATCCATTTACCAGGACATCGAACGTATGGACTCAGAGGATGAGATCGTAGCGACGGCCCTGGACATCATCGCTGACTGTTCAGTGAACTACGCCGAAACTGCTTCGTCCAAGGAGCGTTTCAAAATCCGGGCCAAGACCCCGAAGGCACAGACTGTGCTGGACAACCTGTCCAAGCGCCTCAACCTGCCGAGCGAGATATGGCACATTTGTCGTGATATGGTCAAGCAGGGCAACGACTTCCG